TATTACTACCCTACTTGCTTACCTACTTGCTTATTACTGCGCTGTTAACTTACTTTGTTAATAACTTTCTATACTAGTACTGCTTAGATAGTACTGGTAAGTATTTATTGCAAGAATTATAGCAAGCATACTAAGCAACAGTACTAGTCTTTCTGTTTGAATAATACATCGCCCGTGCGTGTATGTGTGTGCGTGATGTGGGTGTGTGACGCACGTGAGGGGTGTTGTTGTTGATGTTCTGTTGATTGGTGTGCGGTGGTGGTGGTTGTAGGTTTGCGGCATGGGAGAGAATGACGGTGGAGGGAAGGTGATCGACATGGGTGAGAAGCCTATGGAGCCCTTTGTGGCGAACACGGAGACGGGTGAGCACAGGAAGATCAGTGAGCTGACCAGGGAGGAGCAGATCAGGCTGTTGAAGGAGAAGGCAACGGAGCTGCGTAAGGAGTTTGTGCGCTCAGGCCAGCCTGTTCTGGAAGCGGCCATTGATGAGGTACGTTCGATGCAGGTGCGGCTCAATGAGCTTGGCATGTATGAGTCACACAGGATACTGGCGCGGATAGGTGTCAGGGCCGCATGGTGTGTGAGCGGGGGGATGGACATGGGAACGGTGACCGACCATGTGCTTGCGGGATACCGTGGTGTGGTGGCATGGCATGACAGCAAGGTGAGCGGTACGGGGCCAGTGAAGGGTGATGTGGTGGCCATGGTCACCAGAATCATCAATGTGGGCAACACGCTCTATGCGCTGCTGCAGAAGTTTGAACCCATGAGGGGAGACGTGGTGAGGATGTTGACGGCACTTGAGGAGTGCAGGGAAGTGATCATGATTGAATCAGACGAACTGATTAATGGCGATGGACAAGCGTAACAATATCAGGGGCGACAGGTCGCTCCTTGTGCCCGAGCTTTTGGCAGGGCCATTCATGGCGGCAGGTCTGGGGGGTGTGGCCCACGCACCGCTGGCCTGTGTCTCAACGGTGTTCCGCAAGGTGGTGCTGATGAAGCACGGTGGGATACTGGCCGACATCGAGACGGTGTATCGGGAGCATGCGGAATCAAAGCCGTTCAAGGTGCGGCACTCGTATGAGTCGGAGGTGCCGGCCCATGACGACCTGGTGAACACGTTCGCGAGGCTGACCCCCCACTTCCTGATGCTCACCGAGATGGAGGGCTATGACATGGACTCGACCGACAGGCAGCTGCTTGACATGATGCATGACGGGATACCAGGGGATGCTGAGCACAGGGCGTTGAAGTGGAGGATGCGCATATTGCTGCAGCACTCAGACATGGATGACATGAAGGGAGGTGTTCAGATACACGGGCAGAGGCGCATAACGAGGACGAGCAAGGCTGTTCCGCTGCTGTCTCCGCTCATCCAGTGGGGAGAGGACTATCCGCACATGAGGGCGTTGCAGGATGCCTGTGAGGACCTATGGACGGAGACAAGGCTGTATCTGCAGGGCAAGCATGCCATGGGTCAGCTCGAGATGTTCGGTGAGGAGATTGGTGCTGACGGACTGGCTCAGGCGGTGTGATGGTTATGAGCTGATCGCAAGGCAGAGAGCATGAAGATTGAGAACCACTTTTTTCGGGCAGACGGCACGAGGGTTGAAGGGTACATATTGCCCAACGGCGTGCTTCTGCGACCATGCCAACACGATGGCGTTGACTTCTGGTTCTTCTGGAACGAGACGTACGAGGCACTGTTCTGTGTGGCAAGGAGCAACAGCAACAAGACCTTGGGAAAGGTGTTCTGTTCGGGCGAGGACTACTTTGGTGAAAAGGACGGCCCGCGGCTGACTTCAGATATGTTCGCCTGCAGCGGATATGTGGACTGCACGTTGCCGAACGGTGAGTTGGACAAATGGAAGTGCGTGTTCATTGTGGCATCAAAGGACCATTACCTTCCATTCAGGATGAGTGTGCTGGCGCATGAGTCGTTCCATGCAATGGAGTTCCTGTTGGATCACATCGGAGAGACAAAGCGCGGGGAAGAGCAACAGGCATATCTGGTCATGTGGGTGTTTGACCAGTGCGTACGCCTATTGCCGGGTGCCAATCAGATGCTCTATGCCAAGGATGATGGATGGAAGCCCCTTGCATTACGGCCACCATCACTGGATTCAAACCAGACAGACAGCGCGGAATCAGCTCACGCGCATGAGAGACTTGCGCCTAAACCCCCTTCGGCAAGGGACAAACAACAAACTGACAATGGGAGGCAATGATCAAAACCCAAAGGCATCGACAGAGATTGAGCGTGTCTATCATCACGCAAGGAATCAGGTAGAAACTGCGGCCAACATTCTTGACCAGCTGTCACATAGCACAGAAAAGCTTTGTGGTTCGCACACTGCTGATAGGGTGCGCGCAGAGCGTGAAACGCTGGAACCAGCTTGCCCTGATGGTGCGCTTTTCTCGATTATCAAGGAGCTGAATCAGATTCAGGCCCTGTTGTACCAGATTGGGAGAAAGGCAGACGTACTCTCTGAGGTCATTTGATTGAACCCCATCCCCTGAGAAAGGGTCTATGAAGGTCTGACACAGCGGTTAGGGTTGCCGTCCGGGGGTTGCGTCCCTCTGCCCCCGGACAAATTACAGGTGAGGCATCACCTGTTCTGAGGTATCAAAGGGCGATGCTGTGTACGATACGACCCGCCAAGAAGAGCCGACCACGGGCAGGCAAGACGGTGGACGACCCCCGATGCAGAAATGTGTCGGGGGTTTTTGTTTATACCCATTCCCGATCTTTTGCATATTTGTGCTCTCAACCAGCGGCACAATGTTCACCAAGATCAACGACAGGATTCAGAACACCTTTGGCCAGATACTGCGCCTCGGTCTTGTTGGAACAGCTTCGACCGATGATGATGCAGTCCCTTATGGTCAGGCCAAGGAGATGCTGCAGAACATCACTCTTCAAGAAGGCAAGACGATTGAGAGCACGATCAGGATATTCAACAGTGAAGTTGATGGCCTGACAGTCAAGCACTTCGGTGTAGGGATGATAAAGACCGTGATCACATTCACGGATGTGGTACTTGGTGCGTTTGACGGCACACCCGGTGACCTTGGCTTTGGGTTCGATCTTAGTAGCAACAGCGCACCAATGCTGATTCATGCCGTATCTCCTTCGCTCTCGATTGAGATTGAGGGCACGGCCCACGATGTGGAGTGTGCAATTGGCACAAGGGATATCACAGGAGAGACAGATGCAACGATTGCCGCGGCCCCGGCTCAGTGCAGTAATATTTCAGATGGGTTGGCAATTACCTGTGACGGCACTGATACGGCCTATACGGACTACAAAAAGAGCGGCTTTATCAGTACGTCAGATGTTTATCTGAACATCTGCGGAGCATGGGTCGCTGACAATGAGGGCGATATTGTTGCCAACGGCACGATTGTGATTGTGTGGAACCCCATGACCGCTGACTAATGGAAACAGAGTATTCAGAATTTCACAAGCAACGTGACTCCGCAAACAGCGGTGGGAGCGGATATGTGATCATCGCAAATGGTCAGAGCACACCGGCTGACGCTGTGATAAGAGAGATACTTGTGCTTGGCGCGGGCGGCACACTCGGGACTGTTGGTTACAGCAACGGCACGGACATCTCGAACATGACCTTTGCACAGGGCCTGAGCTTCTGTGGCCGATGGAAGAACATCACGGCTGCAGCAGGGGCAACGAATTCCTTCTACTGCTACTTCCTATGAACCTGATCGGAGGCTGTTCAATGGTTGGTGCCGGTGGGTCAGGGACCTACTCCCGCATATCACCGACCAACATGCTGATGGCTGCAGCCTCAAGGGCCATTGTCTCTGGCTACGCATCAAACCTTTTCCGATTCAGGAAAGCAACAGGCGGGTCTGAGTTCAATGTCCTTCCGATAGTGGGCGGAGAACCCGATACGGTGACCGCATGGACAGACCTTGGTGCTGATGCGGCCTATCTCGTAAGGGTACACGACCAGAGCGGGAATGGCAGGGACGTGTACTGGACCTCAAGCACGGCACCACAGCCACGCCTGGCCATGGCAAAAGGAGACAGCTGTGGCCGCGTTGAATTTGCCCATATCACCAGCCAGTACATGCAGTGTGACTGTCCTATAACAGCAGGACAGACCAACACGCTGTATATGAACCTGACCCCATCAGAGATGGCCGGAGCATGGGTACTGTGCGGAGGGACAGGGTCGGCATTCAAGTGGTGGATGAATACAGACGCACTGAACCGGGTATATCTGTATGACGGGGTTCAGAACCCAGTTACCCCCAATTACAGCTTTGTACAACGCGCAAGGCAGACCATTGCACTGCAGTTCAAGACCAATGACTTCAAGATGTACGTCAACGGAGAGCTGGTTTATTCCAACACATCTTGGACGGTACAGGCCAGCGCCATGTTCCAGATATGCAGACGTGTGGACGGTGGCGGCTCGATGAGTCAGATCAACTGGTCTGCCATAGCGGTCTATGCAGCGGAATACAATGAGGCAGTCAACAGTTCATTGATGGAGATATGAGGGTTCATTTATACACTCAAGAGGCCGCTGCCAATGCAGCCGCAGAACTGGTCAACACGGCAAACCCGATGCCGGACGGCTCAGAGACACTTGGATACTGTGCACCAGAACTGTTGGTTGACAAGTGGATAATCAGGGCAGATGATATCACCATTGCCGCCCTTGGCGATGACCTTGTTACGGATATCGCATTTTAGGCCCATCTTTGGCCCATGTCCAACAGAAGGCCAAACACACTCATCCTTCACAATGTGACCGCCATCAGGACGGTGCGGCCAGTACCGGAGAATGTGGTGCGCATATGGGGCAGTACTGATGAGGACGTTGTCGTGTCACTGCATAAGCGCGATGCACTCATGCATATCGCTCTGGCCGATAGCACGACCACCAATGTGCGCAACGTACTGCAATACGCCTACGGGAACGGTATCCAGTACTTCAAGAGCGTAGTTGACTCAGACACGGAGCCGTTCGTGAATGAGAGCAATGCCATGGTCTATCTGCGCCCATGGACCTTTGCGATTGACATGAAAAAGCTCCGCGCCATTGTCAGGGCATGGAAGGCAAACGAGGGCGGTGCATATGACCTGACCGTACTCTTTGACGGCAACTACAAGGAGATTGGGCTGTTGCATGATCTCGCACACATTTTAGGGTGCAGCACGGACAAGATGCCGGGCATGGGCACTGAGGACCTGAGCATTTACCTCGCGCGTTGGGGCGGTATGCCTGGGGCAGAGAAGTTCGCCTACCCATACAACATCAAGCTATGATATTGCTGCAGGTGCCTCCGGGCACACAGGAACTGCTTACCGGTGCTCAGGACATTACCCCGTATAGCGAGAAGGTGTTTGGGTATATCATCCTTATCCTTGTCGTTGGGAACCTTGCACAGGCAATGGTTGTCGTATATCTGTACCGAGCAAAGGAGAAACTCCATGACCGAATGGCCGACAACGGAATTGCCCAGACAGAGGTGTTCGGGAAACTTGCCATCTACATGGAGCAATCAGCCGATCATTGGCAGACGCTCAACGAATCAATCACCAGCCGCACAACCGAACTGACCCGCGTGATAAAGCGTGTCGGTTTCAAAATTCAGAAGAATGAAGCGATTGACCCAGATTGACGCAGGACAGGCGAGCCTTCAACAGCTCAGTTCCACCCTCGACCGCATCACTGGCCATGCACCAAGAAACGAGAACAGGCCGCAGCAGACGGCCACAACCGCACCAACAGGAAAAGAGCCGATACGCCCGAGCCTGTGGAGGGACCTCGTACTTGCGTTCATTGCTTTTTTGCACCGATGACTGAGAACATTCAAGAGCTGCAACGGAACTGGTCCAACCGGATCCGTAGAAAGACGTGTGTGGATATGCCGGCCACCCCTGACCGCAGTGGGATGAAGCATCATGGCATTGCCGATGTGATAGTGAGTTGGCCGCAGGGAGCGGACATGATGAAGAACAAGGTCTGTAGTCTACCGGTATGGTATCGCAACGGCTATCTGTTCGGGAATGACCCGACATTCATCATGAGCCTCATCATGCGCTGCAGGTCTGAGCTGAGACTCAGGCCCGGTATCGATGCCCGTGACATTGAACTGGTCATAGATAATTTCCGTTCGACATGAACGCTCTGTTCGATGTGGATGCCAATGGGCATATCGTGGTCAAGGACAGGCGCATCATGCTTGTCCCTGAGTTTCGCGATGTGCTTGACCTGCCAAAGGGAGAGAAGTGGTTCACCTACGTGTTCTGCGTGGCCGACTACCTCTCACCGTATGCCCATGTGGTAAAGGAGACGGACAGGGAGAAGCAGGTATATGCGGATGTAATCGGGCCAGGGGCAATGAAGATCCCGGGTCAGGTCGCCCCGGCCATCAAGAAGTACTATCAGCTGCAGTTCAACAACGATCAGCGGATACTCAGAGTGCTGAACGGCAAGCTGGCAGAGGCAACAGACTCATTGGAGATACTCGAGGCCAAAGACCAGAAGGGGATGATGGAGATCATCACCATGAGTTCAAAGCTCACGGAGCAGCACAAAAAGGTAAAGGAACACGAGGCCAACATCACCAAGCTCAGCATGGCCAATCATGTCAGCAAGATTTACGAAGGACTTAGTATCATTGAGGTCAAGCTGAGGCAGAAGCAGGAAGAATGAGACTTGGGAGCGATTATGCGCCCGTTGTGCGAGAGGGCCGGCCAAATAAGCGGGACGGCCTGAACTACTATAACAGCTGGTGGGATGAGCAGATAGGCCGTATCACAAACGGTTGGACAACGCCATGGGGGGAGTATGTTGACCCAGATATGTACTTCTATCTCAACTTTGGTACGATAGAGGGATTTCTCAAGGCATCGGACACGCGCAAGTCACCGATGAGGCCGCTGTATCTGGACGGTCAGCATGGGTGGTTCCTGAGCAAGGAAGGGGTCATTCAGAAGCAGCGGGCCGGTCTGCCCGGAAAGGCAGGCCTTGTGACAGGCAAGGGCCGCAGGAAAGGATACACATGGATGGTCGAGCACATGGTGCTTCGTAGGCTCATCACCCAGAGTAACAGTCGCTGTGCCATCGGTTCTGATGGTGAGGTCAGTCAGGGATATGTGAAGGATTTCAGGCTCAAGTTGCTGTTCTCCTATCAGCACCTGCCCAATGAACTAAAGGCCTGTATTGACACAAAGCGCGGGGCCATCAACAACAGTGACCTGATCAAGTCACAGTACAAGGACACGGTCGATGGAAGGGACCAGATATTCGGGCTAGAGAGCGAGGTTCACTTTAAGAACACGAGCAATCCGTCCTGCTTTAAGGGCCTTGGGCTTGACCTGGGCGTGATAGAGGAGGCGGGTGAGGTCGGATTTCTCCGCGAGGCCATTGACGAGAGCAAGGACTGCTACAAGGAAGGGGATATGTACTACGGCCTGCAGCTGGTCGGTGGCACATCGAACAAGATCAAGTATGACTCGGAGGATTTTCAGAACCTGATGCTCAACCCCGAGGCCGCAGATTTCAGCTCATACTTCTTTCCCGCACAGGTCAATTACTATCCCTGCTATTCACGGGAGACTGGTAAGAGTGACGAGGTCGCAGCTGCCAAGTTGATCAATGACGAGGCCGAAAGACTCAAGGCCGCAGGTGACCTTAAAAGTTACTACTCACATAGGCAGAACAACCCCACCAAGGTGGAGGATATGTTCAACATCTATGGCGGTGGCCGGCTCAGCATTGAGCACATCAACCGTCAGCTGGGCTATCTGATGTCAATGGAGTCTGTGCGGGAAAAGGTTAAGCGTGGCAGGCTTGAATGGATAGTCGATGCCGCGGGCAAGACGCGCAAGGACAAGGCTCCGATATTTGAGGAGGACCCCATGGGGAACTGGGAAATGTACCTTGGTCCGCATACTGTGCCCGGCTACGAGGTCAGCGCCATTGACTCATACTACCTGAGTAACGAGTTCGGAGGCGGTGCTGACACCGATTCAAAGGGAGCCATGTGCGTGTTCCGACAGTTCGTGGACATGAGAACAACAGGGCGACTACCTGTTGCCATATATCACGGCAGACCGTCAACCAAGACCGATTGGTATGAGGAGACGGCCAAGGGCAATATGTACTATGGCATCAAGCGCAAGTGCCTGGTCGAGTACAATGATGAGGAACTACTGAGGTGGTACGTGGAGAACGGTTATGAGAACCAGCTCATGTTACGACCTGCATCGGCTGACGCGCCCAATTCTGTCGCGGCCAATAGGTACGGAGTTCACATGAAGGGACACCAGAAGGACCTTCTGACCCGTCTGCTTGATGAGTACGTGAAGCAAAGCGCAGAAAACATCATGTTCACCGGTCTGCTCAAAGAGCTGAGTGTCTATGGATTGAAGAACACAGACCGTGCGATTACTTTTGGCCTGTGCCTACTGGCCGACTTTGCAAGTGTCTCCTACCCGGATCCAACGGAACCGACAGAAAAGGAGATAGCTGAGACGAGAAAAGCCATGAGGCCGCAACTGATCGACCAGAACGGGGTTCCCGTGATGATAGGCCAGAGAACGGACGATCCATACCGGCAGGAGCCGGATGGTGGGATTGGGGACAGACGATGGGCTAACCTACTATGACACAACAACCGAGTCTATTTGTTCCGAGCGATAACGCCAACTATGATGCGTGGATCAAGGCTTGGGGAGCATTCCTGACATTACAGATAAGCTCAGACGACCCTGAGCGAAAGACAATACACGAGGACTTTAACGTATTCTTCGGAACCTTCAATGCCTCCAAGTTCAAGTACCTCACAGAACAGTACGGCATCCGCACACCAGCCCGACTGGTGAGCTATCCTCTGTTGAACCGCATGGTGAACTTCCTTGTCAATGAGGTTCGCAACGAGAGCCTTGACGTAGGTGTTGAGTGTATTGATGAGACGGTGATCAACGAACAGCTTGACAAACGTGCCCGTGCCGCGGCTGAGGTGCTGCTCAGGCCCATGCGCAGACAGCTTGAGAAGGAGATCAAGACCAAGATGCCGGACGACATGACCCACATCCCCATTCCCGATAGCCCCGAGGAGTTCATGAATATGGATTGGAAGGCTGAGGAAGAGGTGGCAATGCAATGGGCACTGAGGTATATGAACCTGACATACTCGCTGGACACCATGTTTCAGGACGGTATGCGTGACCTGGTGCTATCCTATCGGGAGATATATGACATCGGGCCGGGCGACAAGGACCCAAGCGTGAGGCGGGTCGATCCGCGCAATATCCGCTATGCCAAGACCACATCATCGTGGATTCAGGACAGCCCATGGATAGTCGAAGAGACGTTGGAGCCAATCACCGATGTGCTCCATGAGTTCAGGGGAGAGATTGAGCGTTCACCTGAACTGCATCTAGTCCTTGATTCATTGGCAACAGGAAAGCAGGATGCGTTGACCAAGTATCATGCGAACGGATGGGTTCACACTGATTCAACCGGGCACCTTGTAAGGGTCGTGCGGTACAGGTGGAGAGCTATCAGACCACTGACCTACAAGTTTTCAGAGAACAAGTACCAGCCCAATATCCCGTTTGTCAAGAAAGTAAGCCCGACAGAGGTCGGACAGAACATCAAGACCTTTCCGATTGAAGACGTTTATGTTGGGGTGTGCATCTGTGGATATCATATCTCGCAGGGCCGCAAGTACAACCAGGTGCGCAAGGCAGGGAACTACGCAAGGGCAACGCACGGATATGTGGGCTGTGTCCGTGATACCCCATCGCTCACGCAGATGATCAAGCACCTGTTGGTGTTCTATTTCATTGTCATGTACCACATTGAGGCCACCCTCAACCGCGCAGGTGGTAAGGCAGTGGTCTATGACATGGCTCAGAAACCCGCCAACGTGCCCATCAATGATGTGTTCTTCCATGCCAAGGAGGGCGGGATGATCCTCATCAACAGTGCACAGACAGGCATGAATCTGTTGAACCGCGCCAGTTTCAACCAGTTTCAGTCCGTTGACTTTACTTTGAGTTCATCGATCACTCAGCTCATCAATCTAAAGATGATGATTGAAAGCACGGCAGAGAGATTCATCGGCATGAACGATTCGGTGCTTGGTGCGGCAAAGACAGATGAGGCCGTTGGTCTGAATGAGAGCAAGGTCCGTCAGTCCGGCCTCATCACGCAGAACCTGTATGACGACCACTATCAGGTGCTGGACGGGGTAATGACTGAGGTAATAGGTCAGCTGAGGTATCACTGGCCCCACGATAAGAAGCGCACCCTGCGCCTGTTCGGGGAGCGAGGCCTTCAACTTTTTGATTTCAACGGCAAGGCACTGCAATACGAATACGGGCTGTTCATCCGCAACAACCAGAAAGAGCGTCAGCTTAAGGCCCGGTTGCAAAACGCGGCAGAGAAGAGTTATGTGGCTGGTCAGATGGAGCTTGAGGACTGGCTGAAAATCATGAACGCCAACAACAGCCGTGAGATGGAGCGCAGTCTGAAAGAAGGCATCCGCACCATCAAGCAGCTGAGCGAGATGAAGCAGCAGGGAGATATGGCCCTTGCCAAGGAGAAGAACGAGCTGACAAGGTTGAGCATCCAGAGCCGCATTGAGGCTGCCCGTATTGAGGCACAGGCCTATGTGGAGACACAGAAGATGAAGATGGCGATGGACAAAGAGGGCAACATCCGCGACAACATGATCAAGGTGAATCAGGTTGCTGATGAAAGCCGTTCTGCCCTTGCGGGCCCATCAGCCATCATGAATCAGCCGTTCCCGAGCGGGGAGCCACAACAGCCCACGGGAGAGGAGATAATGCCTGAAATGTGATCGGAGCGATTTTGCATATAGCTTTGCGCTCATGGAGAACACCCAAGCAGGCGCAGCAGGCGCACCGGCATTTGACCCAACGGCATGGCTGAACAAGGGAGCAGCCGTAGAGGCCCCTGTTTCGCCCACACCTAACGCGACTGTTGCGGGTCAGCAGCATCAGGCGGCACCGACCGTTGCTCAGCAGATTGAGCTCAATCAGATAAGGGCCGGGCATGTGAAGCAGGCGGACGGCACCTATGCCCCACCCGCAGGTGCACAGCCCGCAGCGGCAGCGGCCCAGCCCGCGTCACCAGATGGAGGTGCCGCGGCTGCAGCAGCACCAGCTCCTGCAAAAGGAGGCCTTGTCATTGATGAACAGGGCATCATAGAACTGCGTAAGGTGATTGGCAAGAATGACGGTGAGCTCACCGTAGCCGACATATCGGCTGCGATTGCCGAAAGAGAGGCCCGTCTGACGGCCCACAACGAGACATTGGCCGCTGGCGGCATCTTTGTCAACGACACTATCAAGGACATACGCGCAACACTCGCGCTTGATGACAGGGAGTTTGTGAAAAAGATGCTCGGTAAGAGCGTCCCCGCATCTTCCCTGGACTCAGTGGTGGACAACATCATTGTCAGTAATCAGCTCAAGGCAACAGCCGATGGCTTCCGCACGGAGTTGAATACCCAGTTGACTACCGAGGAGACACGTCTCAAGAGTGAGCATGATGCGCGTGTTCAGGCGGCCTTAGCGCAAAAGACCGCCCCTGATGTAACGGCTGTTACCGCACGGTATGTGGCAGCAGCCAAGGACATTTCGACCATTGCCGGGGTCAGCCTTGGCAAGACACCGGAGGAGGTGAGCACGGTTGTCGGCAAGGCCGCAGCCGCACTTGCAGACGGGTCTTTCGCCAGGGATGTGGTTGGCAATGATGCGAACATGATCCAACTCGCACTGCTTTGGCAGTCGCGGGAAACTTTAGGCTCTGTGCTGACTGAACTTGGTCGGCAGCAAGGCAAGGCAGCCCTGTTACTTGAAGAACTTGGAAACGTGCGTCCTGCTGATCAGCATGGCGTAGTCCCTGTTCCCGGTGACGGGACGTTCGATCCCAATAAATTCAGGCAAAGAGCCTGATAATTCCTTTCAGTCATGCAGATCACAACCGGTACGTTCGGGGCCACAACCCTCGAGAGCAATAGCCTTGTGGCCAATTTGCTCAAGTACCCAAGCATCAACACAACCCTCGTGGACCTGTGGCCTCAGTACACCCTCAGCTCGTTTGTTGAGAGGACTGAGCGCTATGCCACTGAGGTGGAGTATGCGGATAAGCGCGTCCAGTGGGCCGCAAAGAACCGCACCCGCAGGGCAAGCCGCATCCTGACCGCTTCGGCTCCGGCCTCAGCAGCCACGGTATCCGGCCCAAGCATTTTGTGGACCATCAACTTTGACCCACAGGAGGACCACGTGTACCCTAATGACATCATCAACCTGTTCGATGTGAACGTGATGATTGTCAGCAAATTGGGCAACACCGCCACTGTGCGTATCCACAACTACGATTCAACCGTGACCGTGACCATGGCAAACCTTACAGGGGTGCAATGTGGCGTGATCGGTACAGCGTACCCCGAGGGCAGCACCGGAGGCCAATCCGTGCATGGGTTCCCAGACTGGTACGACAACTACATGAGCATCCAGCGCAGGACGTTCGACATCACGGGCAGTGCCTATACCGATGTCACATGGATTGAGAACAACGGCCAGAAGCTGTGGTATTTCACTGCCATGCAGGACTTCTTGGACAACTGGGCCTATGAGAAGGAGATTAAGCGTTGGGTCGGTACACGTACCGTCACGGCTGCAGGAGCCCCGACACAGTTCGACCAGAACGGCAAGCCCATCTATGATGGTGACGGTCTGTTGGCTCAGGGAGACTCTGGCCTTATGGACTCGTATGCCAACGGAGTGATCACCCGTTCACAGATTGACAGCTTCGTGCAGTCGCTCAAGAAGAACGGAGGTGTCATGGAAGGCGGGGAAATCATGGTGTGGGGCGGTCTGGCCGCTCAGCAGGTGTTCTCAAACGCCATGCAGAACGCCTACCTGCCTAACGGCAACGTGGTGTGGAACCCGACTGCAGGCGCGAACATCTCGCTCGGTGGACACTTTACCACCTATTTCACGATGGGTGTGAAACTGACCTTTGCCCTGTGCCCGTTCTTCGATGACGAGACTGTTTTTGGCAGCGACATCATCACCAGTGCAGCATTGGGTGGTGCGTTCAATCGCAGGTCATTCGACATGATCTTCGTGAACACCTCGCTGATGGGCAAAGGTTCAAACCTTGAGCTTGCTGTTAAGTCAGCCGGTGGCATCAACCGTGCGAATGTGGTGAAGTACATCTCTGGCATGTTCGACCCGCACAACCCATCTTCGATGTATGCAATGACATCGGATGATAAGTTCAGCGTGGAGGTACTGTGCGAGTCTGCGCTGATCCTCAAGAACGGCAAAGCTTTCGGCAGGCTCTTCCACGCCTGATCTCTGAACTGACAATCACTTCATCTACCAACTATCAATAACCACAACAATGGCAAAATTGGCCAGCGGCAAAGAGTCTGTGTCACCATCTCAGATGCGTACAGGCAAGATCACGTTCCGACACGTTCGTAACAAAGGGCCATTCATTCTCAGGGAGCACGTTGACAAGAACGGAAAGCTTTTTGTGCTGAAAGACCCGGCTACCCGACAGGACACGACCTACACGTTGCAGGGAGATAAGGAGTTTGACCTCAGCAATCCATTCAATAAGGCCGTGTTCGAGGGGTTCAAGAACCATCCCGTCTATTCTGAGAAGCTTCTGTTTGCAGAGCTTGAGGATACAGCGGCCAAGTCGATGGACTTTAGAAGGCTGAGGCGCGAACTGGAAGAGAACATTGATGCACTCGAGATCAAGACCAGGGCAATGGCCCGTCTTGTCGGGCTTGCTGTTGACCGTGATGCCATTGTTGTGGTAAAGGATAAGTTGTGCAAGTATGTTGAGAATGCCAATAATGCTCAGCATCTAAAGTCGCTGCTGGACTCTCCGACATTAGACGAGAGGCTGATATTCACTGCTGCCAAGCACTTCGGGATAGTGACATCGACCAATGGAACGATGTACTACAAGCAGGTGCTCATCGGCAACACGATTGATGCCGCTGTCGAATGGCTTGAGAAGAACCGCGACTATACGGGCGAGATCGTTCAACTCGTGGAACAGCGTCAGAACGCTGAGGAAGACCGACTGAAATGACACTGGCAGAGATGCTCACGGAGTGCGATCTCCGGATTGATGAAGCCAATGCAGCGTGGTTCACGGATGCAGAGAAACTTCGTTATCTGAATGACGCAACCCTGAGTCTCGTCCGTCAGCGTTATGAGGAAGGTTACGACACAAACGAAAGCATAAGGCAGGACCTGGCCAATCTCACAGAGCCGGGCACCATCACTATGACACAGGTGGGCACAACACCGGAATGGCGCGGGAACATTGATGCCGTTACGACACCCATCGCAGGAACCACAGTGATGTTCGTCCTTGCATTGTCAGTCACATCGACACTTAGCGGTGCAAGCCGCACCGTTGGAGCAAGGGCCGTAAGGATAGCGGAATTGGATGGGATATTCCAGAGCCCATTCCTACGGCCCTCCCAGCGGGAGCCTAAGTATTACATCACCCATGACGGCACTACGAACACGGCAAGAAGGATATCCCTATGGGTGGGCTCTCCCAACCAGACGGTGACATTGCCCGTGGTCACGGGGGCCACATTGATTTATCTGCGCACTCCTCGCGCCATGGCCATCGGTTCTCCGAACACGGAGAGCGAATTGCCCGCGCACATTCATCCGCAGATCATATCTTTGGCCGTCACAAGAATGCTCGAATCAGTCGAGTCTGCCCGTACTCCGGGATTCGCAAATGTTCAGGACGATAGAAGTCCTGAGTAATACTCCAAGACAATGAGACGTACTGACCGTGGACACGCGATTGTGTCCCACTTCATCCCAGCGGGTGGTAACCCCACCCAGGCCAACGGTGTGGTCACATATGACATCGTGAACGGTCGCGAGATCGTCAAGTCTGACATCAAGCGTGTTCAGGCTGTCGAGACTGGTGTTGCAGGCACGGCCTGTGTCCGTACCGTGGTGTTCGGTGGAACTGTTGCCCTCGGCAATACCTACAGCTTGAGCATTGTCGGTTGGAAACCTGGTCGCGAGGGTCACAGCCCTATTGTGATCAACCTGCGTCAGCCTTCGACAGGCACAGCCTACACGACCGCTCAGCTTGCTGACCAGCTTGTGGCTGCTGTGAACCAACGGAAGTTGGGCATTACCGCTGCCATCGGTGGCACTTCATCCACGGTCGTTCTGACCGCTGGTGAGCTTGGCCCCGACTTCAAGGTGTCGTACTCGACTGACAGCGCAGCCGGTACTGTGACCGTGACCAACACTACTGCAGGGGTATATCCCCTTGGCGTGGAGGCCACCGTGCTTGCTCTGGACCCGGTAGCCACAGCCGCTGCATGTCCAGATCTGTGCGCACGTACCAAGGTGTGGGTTGACCGCTTCAACCACGATGGCGTGGCTGAGCGTTTCGAGCTGCATCTGTACTGGGGCGACAGTTCATCGGGGGCATCTGCCGCTGATGCTGCTGCTTTTGCCGCTCTGTTTGACGAGGCCACGGCTGCAGATCAGTTTGTTCACATCGCGTGATCGGTCGCGTATCAGGAAAGAGGGGGCTTCGGCCCCCTTTTTTTTGCACCTAACTTTGCCCCATGGCAACACTATCAGAAGCGGTACATGATGTGCTGCACATCATCCAACAGGGCAGGCTCTCGCAGGACCAACCATTTGAACGGCCACAGGTTGCGTACTGGATTCACCGCAGAAGGGCTGAGGTGATCCTCAAGATACTCGGGCAGAGCAAGACCTACATGGTCGATCCTGTGTGGTATCAGCCCTTGAGACATCTTGAGCTGCTGCAGGTGGACAGGAACGCCTCCCCGATACTCGAGGTGGAAACTGAGTGCATGCTGCATCATGTGCGTGTCCCGACCCCGATAGCATATGAGGGTGTGCCCCTCTTTGTACTTCAATGGCAGAACAGGCTATCAGCCATCCCCATGGTGCACAATGACCGTGTGAGCGGATATGCCACAAGTAGGTCAGGCAGGCAGGCGGACTGGGGTTTTCTTACGGCAAGCAATGACGACTCTTATATGGACCTGTTCGTGGTATCACCGATGAATCAGGAAGAGGAGAGGCTGTATATGCAGGCCCGTGTGGTGGCGATGAACCCTACCAGCGTGCCACGTTACATTCAATCCGGTTCGCCTGCAACGTGGTCTGAGGTTCCGTTTGACTGGGACCGCGACCAGTATCCCATCAATGCGTTCGACCTGAACGAGGTCATTGGCAGGGTGTTGCAACAGGACTTTGGACTGAGCCGGGCCGGAATGATTGACCTTCTGAATAACTTCGCGCCTGATGATGCGGAAGCGATTGCTAAACGGCTTGACCGAACGGGAAGCCCGTATGGTGGGATTCAGAGAGTTCGAGCAAGTAAACTGGCAAAAGATCGTCAATGAGGTTTCGCACCGTAGCGGTGTAGAACCAGGCCTCACGGAGAGGATTCTCAAAACAATGATGCTCATGCAAGTGAGGGAACTTCGGTTCCGCTCATGGGTGAAGATCGGAGGACTCTATCTGATGCGGCCACACGGCAATATCAGGGATTGGGACCTTCGGTGCAAGGAGGCAGAGGAACACCCTCTGTTGCGCTTTCATCCAGCTGCATGGGTATTGTCGATGCTGAAAGGTTATCATGTGGGTAAGCGCAAGGACGGCAATTGACACGGCCCTATCATTAAGGCCAGTGCCGAACATCAGTCACATTGAGGGTGACATGATGAACTGGGTCTATGAGGCCCTGAAACACATCAACAGCCGCATGACCTATGTCAGGAGGGGATGCTGGCTTGAGGTCAAGGACAACGTTGCGAAGTTGCCGGCCTGTTGTGTGGGCCTGTATGGAATGCGCATAAGCGGAGAGCTGCCGGAGCGCAGCGCATCAAACCTTCGCATGTACGGAGAGGATTATCCGTTGGCCTCGTTCCCTTTGAGCGGCACAGAGCCTCTTCTGAACAATCTAGATGCACAGCCTTACAGACATTCGATTGAGAATGGCTGCATCCGCTTTGTGGCCTATAAGGAAGGGTATGTCTATATCGAGTACAAGCACTTGTCGATTGATGCAAAGGGCTATCCGATGATACCTGAAAGCCACCAAGCCGCGGTATCGAGGTACATCATATTTATGATTGAAACGAGAGAGTTCTATACCCATCCGGGAGAAGGGCAGAAGCTGAGCTTTGCTGAGCGGCAATGGCTGCAGCACTGTGATGCCGCAAGGGTGGAGGCCGAATGGCCTGATTCGGTGGAGATGAGGACGCTTGTGGCGACATGGAACAACATGCTGCCAATGCCAGACCCTGATAGCTACAACTGATGGAGGCAAATAACAGTTTTGAACAGGGACTGAACCGCGACTTTGATGCGCGGAGGTCCAGTGACCGGTCATTGTATGACGGTGAGAACGGCACCATCATCTACCATGAGAATGGGAGTGTGGTGTGGAGGCCCACATCAGGCAATGCAGTCGTCCTGCAGTTTGACGGTGACACAATAGACCCAGACGATAAGCCACCCGCACCAATTGGCGGTACCACGCTGCACATGCCGATGGGCGGATGCTCATTTGAGGACTGCTGTGTTATTCTGACCATTAACACGACCACAGAGGACACTACTCTGTGGGTATTTCAGTTCACCAAGGACAGACAGGCATACGGGCAGATATTGCTCAGCGATGCATCATTTCCACCGGAGGACAGGTTCAATGGCACACTCTTGGAGCCTGTTGTGATGAGGCCGGTGTATGAGAACAGTCAGATATATCGCGTGTACTGGTGTGACGGGGTAAGCGATGAGAGCAATCCGTTGCGGGCGCTGAGCTTTAGGATAAGTGGAACCGTCACAGACCCTACCTATTCAGGCATGACGGTGTATGGAACATTCAACACGTATGTGAGGCTGGACGGGCAGAGTCCATCGACCACTGACATCATGGCTCCGTGGTGGCCAGGGCGCATATGGTTCAAGCAGCGCATACCCGGCCAGCTCATGTGCGGCAGCTACCAGTATGTGTATCGGCAGATCAGGGCAGACGGTTACCGTACCCCATGGTCAATGCCCACGAACCCCATCCACAACACAACAGACCCGGTCAATGCCTCCAACATGCACCTGTATGAGATGGAGGCCCCGAATCAGCAGACGGCCTTTGGCATCCGCATAATGGTTCAGGGGATAGATGAAAGGTATGAGCAGATCGAGGTGGGCTATGTGTATATCACCGACCCTGACGTGCCGCCTACAATAGGCGCATCATTCGCCATCATGGATGTGGATACCACGGGTGCGGACAAGCACATGATGGTTGACCACATCTCCATGACGGGAGAGCCGTTCAGCCCAGAGGAGATCAATATGCTCCGCATGAACATCCGTGCGGCCCAGACCATTGAAGTCAAAGACAACAGGCTGTGGGCGGGCAACTACAAGATCGGCATGATGTCGCTTGATCCTGATGAGGTGGAGACGGTGCTGGCTGATTTCAAGTGCCACCACTTCTTCCGTGATATGTGCGGTGATGAGAAGGGCAAGACGGACAAGTGTGAAGACATACATGGTGAGAGTAGGCCGTTCACGCACATCAATCCCACCACGACCACACTTGACTTCTGGCTCAACTCAGCGCAGACCATAACCTTGGACATTGTAAGCGACTATCGCAACTACAAGGGTCAGCAGATCAGCAATCTGTTTGTGGGTCATCCAAGGGATGAGAAGGGCAGATATGGCCTTGTGTTCTATGACCTGGTGGGTCAGCCGGGCTTTGTGTACCACCTGTGTGACTATAAGTTCCCCAAGATTTACAATGGTGACCAGACCTCTGATGTGGAGGCCATCAGGATAGACAAGGACGGGAACCTTGTGAACGTGCTTGACGACAGTCTGTGGCTCTCAGGTGATATGCGTAACTCGTGGTTCACCACGAACATGGGAGACGACCTGAGCATAGTTGGTGGAACCGCGGGTGCCCTTGGAACAAATGGGGAGCGACCGATCACCGATGATGCGCATGACAATGCACTGACCGGAACTGACGACTATGGCTGGACAATATCGCTATTGCGTGTTATGGGTATGCTGATGCATGGTATTGACGTGAGCAGCATTAAGACGAAGATCAGCGGGTTCTCCATTGTGCGCTGTCCGATGGAGTACACCACGGTGGCTCAGGGGCTTGTCTCGCCATGCGTGATTGATGGTGATGAGATACGCCCGATGCCGCGACCTGCGTGGGCTGGTGTGATTGACAGTAACCCCGCATCGGGAACGTATGGTCGGTTCCAATGGGGCACAGAGAGCGGTGACCCGCTATGGGACACTGAGGACGTGCGTGACGACATCTTCATGTCCTACAATTTTCTGAACATCTACTTTGCAAATGTCCTGTTTGACCCCGAGACAAGGCCGGGGCTGCAGTCGGGCGACTCACTTGAACTGGTTCAGGTACTGTGGGAGGAATACAACGACAAATCGGAGATCGCCTATCCGGTTGGGGAGCCTCTTGGCAGAAGGATGAATCTGGTACATGCGGGGCCGACAACCTCAACGGCCACCCGCTCCGAAGGGGATAAGCTCAGCTTCCATCTTCTGAATATGAGCAGGGAGGTTCGTCCTGACCCTGCCGGTACACTTGTGTTCGATGGATGGGACGGCACCCACTTCACCAATGGAGGAAACAATTTCCCGTTGGGTGTTCTTACGGGTGCAAGCACTCACCCATCAACGGCTGCATATCGTGCTAACTGGGCAGCAGCGGAGTTCATGTTCCCCCTCTATGGAAGTACCATCTCATTCGAGTATGTGAAGTGGATTGAGATGAACGAGGAGCTGGCCGGTATCGATCCCGGTAACCCGACCTGGCAGTTCCTCAATAAGGTCCGCTGCTTTTATAGCAACGGTGGCGGTGGTGGCGGTATTCCTGACCCCTTATTCGGGGGCATCAATGACAACGTGGCCCTTAACATCCCCAATTCCATGAGTGGTGGTAGTAGATGGGAAGGAATCGGCCACGACCAGACAGCGCTGGTGAAGTATGTGGATATCGCAGGACCTAACGGAGAGTCTGCTAAGTATCCTCTGGCAGCCATTTTCCCTGCGTATGCGGAGACATCGCTCGGTGGGCCAGGTTCTGCTGACGGAGGTGGAAGAAAGCATGGCCCGATGATCGGTTCTGTGGCTCGTTGGCTGGTAAACTGGAAACGGCCTATGGGTGCGGTGTACGGTGGTCAGACTCTAAGCGCACTGCAGAACAACATCTTTATCCCGATCGGTCACTTTCAACCCGTGAACAATCCGGCATACACCACCCCGACCAATGACATCTATGACAGCATGGAGGTGTGGGGCGGTGACTGTTATCTGGACTTCCATAGTGCAGCGGTGATGTTGCCGAACTATTGTCATGACGGTGGCACATCAGACCCGGCCTCACGCGAAGTGGCAGACACGGGATGGGTGATCACATATCCGACAGAGCAACGGTTCAATCACGTCATGCGCAATGCGCCTTCTCCCGGCAATCCGATCAGCTCAGGCGTGGGCATACAGCCGCGGCAGACATACGAGGGATTTTCCTCAAGGGGCACAGGTGGCATCTTTTTCTATGGCGGTCTGAACGGTCGGAACGTGGTGCCCACAAAGCATTACCTTGAGGAGTTCTTTATCAGCGCACTCATGCGTTTGGAGAACCGTCTAAGATTATTTGCAGTCAAACCAAGGGCATTCCTTGAGGTTGACCATTTTGCTTTGCGTTGGGCCTATGCAGAGGTCAAGTATTACGGGGCCCTTGTAGATGCGTTCAGAACATTCCTTGTCAACAGCTGGGCAGATACTGACGGTCAGTATGGGCCGGTACAGGGTTCAGTACACTGGGCCAACGAGATATGGTCCTTTCAGACAAAGGCCATTTCACGCCTGCTTATCAATGAGAAAAGCCTGATCAAAGACGAGGCGGGTGACACCATCACTACGGGAACAGGCCAGACACTTGCGGGCTACGATGTGAAGGTGCATGATGCAGGGACACAGCACAGGATGAGCATTGCCGCTGGGAATTCCGGAGTGTTCTTTGTCGATGCACAGGGTCGTGCCATTTATCATTTTGACGGGCAGAAGGCCAACAACATTGGGCGGGCCGTAGGCATGAACACAATGCTGGCCGATGTACTGAGGCACTATAAGTGGTCGCAGACGGTATGGAGCGACAAGAAGGGCACGGGAATATTCACTGGCTTTGACCAAGTGACGAGCAATGTGTACTTCAATCTGACCTCAAGGGTCGGTGATTTCATGGCCGGTGGCATCAGCCAGAGGTACAAGTACCACGCCATCACATTCACAAACACGACAACAGACGTGTACGGTGCCTCATTGCCGGGTGGCCTTGCCCATGATTACATCGCCATCTCCCCGCTTGACTGGGGCAGCTATGTGATTGAGAACGCGACCACACCGGAGATACGCGATCAGGACATACTTGTTCTGACTGGTTGGCCGTCACCGACCATGCCAAGGCCCGTGTACATCGACCTGTTGCTTTACAGGGGCATCATTCAGAATGCAGCGTTCACCGTCAAGGAGTTCTACTTGGTGATATATCCGACCCTTGAAACGAACAAGTGGCTGCTGAATGTAAGGAACATCTACAACCCATCGCCCACGTTGGCTGAGCCAAATCAGGTCTGGCCGGATAGAACTGAGGACAGGCCCGGATATCGCTTTGTTGCACCTGGATATGGCCGGCCAGAGTTTGTGCCATATGAAGTGGCACCCACCTATGGGGTGGTGTTCCATTTCTACCGTCCCGATGGTGATGCTGTGTTTCAGGTGCGGATGCTCAGCGGTAACGGAAGTCGCAGTGGAGGATATGGCATAGGCGCATGGCTTAACCCAAGGAGCGTGTTCATCTACAACGAGGCGAACAAGCTAGCGCAGGGATGGGAGTCGGTCGGCAATCATTTCAATCTTGCCCATGAGCAGAGACTGTTGCAGGCACGGGAGAACTATGGCGCCACCTCAGATGTGTATGAACGGGTCGATCATGCGCTTGATACCCCGAGGCTGTACGGCATGAGCATCGACAGCTGGATCCAATTCATTGTCCGTGGGGTACAGACACGGGCCGGGTCTGATTTAGAGAGCAACAAGATATTCGACAACCTGATGATTCAGACAGCGGAGCAGGCGGATGTCAAGACAGTACGTTTCAGCACAGAGGAGCAGGCCATACTTTTGTCGATGTCGGGTGAGCAGAGGGCTGTTTTCAAAAGGAGCCTGTTGCGGATGCCGATAAGGACAGTGGCACAGCTTGCACGTATGCGCGGCACTTATCTTCTTGTCGATGTTCATGTTGAGAAGAGGAGGATGAAAGTGGCATACGTCAGCGGGGCCAAGACACTCTACCGTATCAGCAACAAGACCTGATGGAATTCCGATCACTTGAGGAACAGACCGCGGTAACCCAGGCACTTCAAGGCGGGGTACGCAGGGGCAATTACAGTGCAGCAGAAGAGGCATTTCTCGCTATGGCGGGATACAACACCGATGGCACCCGTAACGGATGGGGAGATTTCCGACAGGGCCTTGCGTCAGTTGACATTGGAACCTTCGGCCTGATCGACAACACTATTGAGCATCAAGTGCAGGGTTTCCTGCGCGGTGACGAGGGTGATGCTATGCGGTCACAGGGCTATGAGGATCTTCAGGCCCGCGACCGGGAGCTGCAGGCACAGCAGTACATGAACTCCTTTCAGATCATGCAGCAGATATGGGGCATGGCAGGTGGTTCTGGTGCTGGTGGTGGGGCGGGTGCTGTTGCGGGCGGCATGATGGGCGACACTGCCTCTGGTGGTGCCGGCCCTGAGCAATGGTCTGGGCCGACCACGGCTGAGCTGGCAAAGGATTTTGGCAAGGACAATCCCGAACTGAAAACACAGGCGGGTGCTGAGGCTGCTACAAGTGCGTTCCTCAAGAACACCGAGGGTGGCCAGAAAGCGGGCTCCGCTGCGCTGAGTGCAACGAACACCGACAAGGAGGTGGTAGAGGCTGCCTCAAAGGGAGATAAGTCGTCCACGGGCTCGGATATCAGTGCATGGGGGGGTCAGATGGGTTCGTTGGCAGGAAGCATCACCTCAGCGGTGGGCAATGCGGTACAGCAGAATGAGCTGTCTGTTGAGAAGGACGACTACATCTCGACATACATCAGCCGCCTGAACAGGTCACTCAAGTTAAACCAAGGGGAATACGTGCTATGAATGATGAACTGCTTCTGAAATTGCTGCAGGACGATGGGTACATCGGCAATTACCTGAATCAGCTGCACACCCAGGCGGGCAATAAGATGGCCAGTCTGCCACTCGATCCGTCTCAATGGGGTGCCGATGAGAACAACCCGTATCTGAACCGCTACAATGCGGGGGCCAAAAATGCGCTCATTGCGTTCAGCCTTGATGTACTGGGAAAGGCCCGCGAAAAGGGCATGAGGCCATATGCTTACCGTAGCAATAAGGTAAAGCCAGGGCCTGTGACACTCTCGGGGGCAAAGGAGGATATCAAAGGACTCCTCGGTCAAATCAACGAGGCCAAGGAATATCTTGAGAACAGGGGCTATGTGATCAATGCAAAGGGCGAGGTTGAGAAGGCGCATGATATCAAGCCTGACCAGAACCACGCATACAATGATGCGATAAGGGAGCTGACATGGCTTGACGGCAATTATGACCGCACACAACAGGTGGCCTATCTCAAAGCGACACCGGTCAAGTTGCCCGAATTTACAATAAGCGGTAAACCGGCCCGTCAGATCAGTATTGCTGATGTTGAGAATGAAAGCCGACCGGCAGCACTTATGGCTGTTGAGGCCGTTGACCGCTATCGATATTCAACGATGCGCGATAAAGAGGCGTTCGAGAATAAAAAGACAGCGGAACCCAACACGCTCAAAGCATATTGGAACCGCTTCACCAAGGACGTTCCCGATGAGCAAGAGAGCCTTTGGGATATGGGAAAGGCATTGATAACGGGCGAGAACTTAGCGGTTTCACGGGCAAAAAACAAACTGGCTGACCTTCCTAGCAGAGCGAACAATGCAATCACTCAGTTTGAGGAACAGATATCGGGTCAGATTCTGAAATCACAGACACCCAAAACAACGTCCGATGGTGCTGGTTACGTCCCTGCTTCTATTACTGATCCTGTATCGGGTATCACCGCACCGGTATTCCCTGGTAGTCGAATGCCTGCCACACCGCCTGCGCCTGCCACTGGTGCTGGTGCTGTCGCTGTTCCTCCCGTTACAGCTGGCGGGAACGGAGGAGCACCCGCAGCCGCGCAAAGTCAGGCTGCAGCCGCGCCCACTGCAACGGCCACGCCTGCTACTGATGCTCGTAAGCAAGAGGTCGCAGACCGCGCTCAGGCTGCGTTCAATGGGCAGACAGCCCCGACAGCCCCGACCGAGACTGCGCAGTTTGTTGGCCCACCATTGCCCACGGGCGACCAACTGCCAGTCACGCCAGCCAGTGCAGCGAACACCGAGGCACCGGCTGCAGCTCCGGCACCAGTGAATGACCCGAATGACATCCTTGCTCAGGACAGGCTTGCCAACGAAATGCTTGATCGCTATCGCAAGGGTCAGATCACCCGTGGCATAGGAGCAGGGATGAATGTCGTTGCCGACACGGTGAACGCTATCAATGCAGGGTCAAGGCTTGACGACCCAATGCCTGAGTATCAGATATCCCCTCAGCTCATGGAGGCCTACAAGATGGCCAAACGATTGACTGAGGAGGGTATGCCTGACATCTCAACAGAGATCATGCGGGCAGAACTCAGGAGGACATTGGCCGCAGATCAGGTCTATGTGACCAATGTTGCAGGCGGAAGCGGCGGCGCGGCACTTGGGGCGAGGATGGCAGGACTGCGCACCCATTATGAGGCCAACGCCAAGGTAGCCGCATTGGATGAACAGGCCAAGCGCGAGGCCATGCCCGGGTACATCAATGTTGCTGGCAAGGTAGAGGACCAGTATCGCAAAGCCTTTGAGGACAAGCTGGCCATGGAAAAGCAGATAAGGGAGTCAGCTGCAAATCTTGTGAGCGAGAGCATGACCCGGATCAACAACTCTAACCAGTTCATGTCAAGCTACGGCCCAGGCAGCATCAATGACATTTACCAATGGAGCACCCTGATGAGGACACAGCGGAATGATGCCATGGTCGGAGCGGGCAATGCAGCTTATCTAAAAGAGCAGGAAGAGAGCCTGAGAAAGAAAGATGGGCAACAGAGATATGATCCCAACTTCTCAACGACAGGCACACCATCAACGGAGTATGGTACCCCGAACGCAGGCAACTACATTCTGGCCCCAAATAACTGAGCAATGAACGTCTATGAAGGTGCCCGCAGGGGCGACAGCAATCCGATGGCTATTGCACTGCAGGCCGAGCAGCAGAATGTTCAGCTTGTGCGTGAGATGGCGCAACAGAGCGAGAAGGAGGTAGCTGAGATGAGCCGCTATCAGGAACTGATGGCAAAGGCATTCAGCGAGGTCAGCAACATGGAGCTGCCTGGCCCGTCAAAGACCCGTCTTATTGCGCTTGAGAAGGCTGAGCGGGCCAAGGTCATTGAAAAGCTGCGCAGCCATGGCGGTGATATCCGCAAGTTCATGGCCTATGGTGGGTCAACGGTATTGGCCGACTATGCCTCAGCCATAAAGAACTCGCAGGAATGGCAGGACGGGATGCAGAGCAAGACCAATCAGGCTCTTATTCAGAAGCAGATAGTTGAGGGCGGCCTGATACCTCATAAGGTCAAGGTAAAGGATGCTGATGGGAACATGAAGGAGATATTCCTTGAAGATGCCATAGCCGCCTATAACGGTGACGACCCGAATCTTAAAGTTGATGTACTACCATTTGGAGGAGGGTTCAGGGGTGTGGATGAACAGAAGCTGTTTGACTACGTGACAAAGAGCGCAGACCCTTGGGCAACCGTCTCAGATCTTATGAGTGGTCAGGACAGAGAGGTAGCCCCTGAGCAGATGGAGAAGATACTACGTGACAGCGGCCTGCCCGACTGGTATGTGGGCGACTATGTGACAAACTATCGGAACAAGTATTATGGCAAGGCCCAACGCGATAAGACAGGTAGAGTCCAGCGCGTAAATCCATTCGTATGGGCTAAGGACCCACGTTATATCGGCATGGCTCAGGATATTGCTCATCGCAGGGCAATGGCTGAGGCTGCAATGGAAAAGGCCAAGGCCACTCAGGATAAGGGATGGACCGGAACGGCCATAGAGAATTTTGTTGTACCAGAAGGTCAAGCAGAACCAACGGCATGGGCCAATGTCGCACCCTCAACTACACCATTGAATGGTCAGCCATACAAGGAAAAGACCATTTCAGAGGCCACAGAGTTTGATATGGGCAAGAGTGTCGGTTCGGTCAGCGTAGTGTATTTCAAACTGGGAGATCAGTTGATTCCCGTGGGTGATGTGTCGGCACATGGTCAGACAGACCCATTGACGGGTCAGCCTATCAGAGGGATGTTCGAGAACGAAAATGAAGGGGTTCCCTATGGTACTTTTCAGTTCAGCCAGATTGTCGGTGGGCAGAAGAACCATATCAAGACCGCCAACGGAAAGCAGTTTGTTCTGGCCAATATGACTGCAACCGGTGAACTGCGCCTTGCGGGTGAGGAAACAAACCCATCCCTGTACTCAACACTGAGCAACGGAAACTACATCCGCAAGGCAATCAAGAATGGGGCAAACTCGGAAGATAAAACGGTGCCGACCCAGCTCTTTACGGTATGGGTGCCATGGCATATCCCAGAAGGAACTGCCAAAGCAGAGGCAGCAAACCGTAGCAACCATTTATTGAAACAGTATCTGGAGGGCCAATAACAATTTTGTGCTGATCGGGTGACCTTTGAGGCCATCCAATAACAGCACAATGAGCGTAATAGACAGACTTCGCCAGCAGAACAGGCTGCAACCCGCACAGCAACAGCCCGCTGTGCCCGCACCGTTAGCCCCTCAACAGCCCGAAATGAACGGGCCGTTGTTAGGACAGCCACAGCTGCCGTCATTCAGCGATTGGGACCTTCTGCCAAGGACACCCATTCAGACCCAGCCCGATATGCTGGATCCGGCAATGCTTGACCAGATGCGCACAGCACCCGCTGACCGGGTGAACCGTCTGAGGGAATTCTATGCCAATCCGCTGATCGATGATGAGCTGCGCAGCAAGTATGCTGACAACTCTCAGGCCTTTGTCAATGACCGTAGTGCCTTCTACCATTCAATGGCGGCACTCGAGGCTGAGAAGGGCAAGGTCATGAGCCCACAGAAGCTCTATCTGCAGAACCTCTACGACATCAACCCAAGTGCTTACAAGGCACAGATGGCATCGATTGTTGCTGAGGACGAGGAAAGAAGGAAGGCAAAGGAACAAGCTGATTGGGAGGCCCGTCAGGGATGGGTGGGTTCTACGATGAAGTCATTCTACAACACGGTAGTTGACCCTGCTATCGGCCTTGCCATGTCCTTTGTGGGAAAGCCCGCTGATGATGTTGCCAAAGCCGCTGGCATTACCGATACCGATGTGGTACACCAGAAGCTTGCAGATCTATCAACAGCCGCCACATTCGAAATAGCTCAGCGATACAGTGGCTCAGATTTGTTGGATAACATCTGGAACAAGGAATGGGGCAAGGCATGGGACAGTGCCGCGGGTCTGGTCGGTTCGGTGACCGCATCATTAGGTCTGATGGCGGTGGGTTCCCGTGTTGGCGGAAGCAAGGGTGCCCTGGTCAGTTCAATAGGCCAGTCATACGGATCCATCTACAAGGACGTGTATGAGGAGACGAAGAACAGCAACTCCGCGTTTATGACTGCAATGCCTTTGTCTGTGGCTATCGGCTA